ACATTATCATAACCATCAATAGTTAAACATATCCTTGCATTTTGTCCGTCAATTATTCCTGCACCTAAAACATTATTACCCACTATTGTAACATCGCTATTTTGAACTAATAACAATTCGTTAAAAGTTCCACAAATGTTTAAAGTTTTGTTTTCTAATAAAGACCAATTAATAGATGAGAATCCACTCCACGCATTAGCGTAAGAAGTACCACTACTATCACCATAAGTTGTGCCACTTGGTCTTACGAAATATTGAATTTCAGAAATACCCGAACTTTTAAAATTTTTATGTATTAAACTATTACCTAATCCTAACATAACTATCCTTTATAAGCAATTACTTTTCCGCTTGCTACTTGTAAATTAATAAATCTACCGTATATAATAGTTCCAGCTGTTAACGATAAAGAAGTTATTGAAGTATCCCCAATTTCGCCAGTAGATTGATTAACTGTTAATGTAGCTGAAATTACAGCATCAGTTAAAACTTGAATTGCTACAAATTCCTCTCCAGTTGTTGCGTTTGTAGTTAGTACTCTTAAACCAAATTGACCGAAAGACGATTGATTTGTGTTTGCGTTGTAGTTGTAATCTTTCATTTTTTTTATTTTTATGTTAATTGTATAATCTAATTTCTAAAGCCGCTTTGTAAAGGATGTTATTTGATTTTAATCCGTCTGACATTGTTACTATTTGCACCTTTCCAGTTAAAGCATCTGCACTAACTATATTAATAGGATTTGCACCGCTTGAAAATTCGCTATATTTATTGCTTATAGTTACAAAACAATTACTTGTTATTTCTGAATTTGCTATTTCGTAAACACCTTCAGAAACATACGAAAATATAAGAACGTCGTCAAATGTATCTTCTAAAATAGTAGCAGTTGGTGAATCTGTTCCAACTTGAGTTATTATTGCTGAGTATATTTTATAAGGACGTACATCAACTATATTAATTGATTTTCTAATAATGCGAGTGTACCATCCGTTTACTTTTAAACTTCCAGAAGTGTCTGCTAAAACGTATAATTCCGCAGGTGCATTTTTAATATCTTCACTACCTAAATAAAACGGGATATTTGCTGTGACATTTTCATTTGTGACAGCTGTTTTAAACTCTACTGCATCAATAAATTTCATAAATTCAGAAGGCGTTCCTATTCCAAATTTAATAAACATTTTTAAAGTCTTATTTGTTCCTGTTGTGGTTACATCTAAATCAATTCTTAAATCAATAGTATCACCAACATCCATCTGGCTAAAATCAAACTGATTTAATCCGTCATCCCAAACATTAGTAACTCCGTAAGGTGCTTTGCTTAAATCTGTAAAAGCTCCTAAAGTATCATTTGTTAGTTTTGTTAAAACTCCAGAAGTAAAAGAAATAGGAGTTGTATGCGTTTCCAAATCATTATGGTCAAAATATCCAACGCTCGCAAATAATTGTTCAGGCGCATCTACCAAATCATTAAAATTAATAGGTACGTTTACTTGCGCACCCGCTTCAATTCCAGCAAGTTTTGCCTTTTCATCATTTGTGAAATCATTTGTACTTAACGACTTGCCTGTAACCTTATCCACCTTAGTTGTATAAAGTTCAGTATTCATTGCGTTTTGATTTCCGAACGCTGTTCTTAATTCGTCACCATTTCCTGAGTTAGGAACGTCTATGTCGTGTATTATCTGTGCCATATTAATACCAAGGAATTATATTTTTACTAACGTTTTCCTGTTTATATTCAGGGATGTTTTTATCCTTCATAAAAGTAATAAAATTTTGCTCTACATTTACACCTAATTGGTTGTATTTGTTCACTAAATTAGATAATTCTTTTAAATCCACATTACTTGCACCCTCTACACTTGTTTTATATACTCCATTGTTGGTAGTTTTATAGCTACCAAAAGACATATAAAGACTACAACTAAAATAAGTCAGCATATCAATAACATAAATATCGAAAATATCTTTGTAGACACCTGTTAAAGTATCCGCCACATAGTCGGCATAAATTTTATTATATAAATCCAATCCTAAAACACGCACGATTTCAGTTGTTTGAGCTATGTAAATATGCGGTTTAAGGCTGTCGACATCTATATTCCCACTAAAAGCTGTTAAAGTGGGAATATCTGTATCTTTTAAAAATAGTTTTACTTGTATCATTGCTCTACTGTATCTAAATTATCTTCACTTTCAAAGTCTTTCACGTCCAATTTTATAGATGGATCAATTAATTTGAAAACACTACCCAGCGCATTTAATATAACTTTTCTGCTGGGATTTATGTGCTTTCTATATACTTCTTTAAGTGTTATTTCTCTCTCATCGGCATTGCTTGAAAATCCGCTACCTGTACTTTGACTTTCAAATAGTATCTTTGGTGCCGAGTGTGCAACAATCAATTTTCTTTCAGCTTCTTCTGCATAAAATACATTTTGATTATTCAACTCAGGCGGCGCAACTCTGTCAATAGTTGTCGAACCCTCTGCACCGTCATTCATTGATACGATTACCGTACTTGTTTTATCAGTTCCGCAAACTTGTTCACGTCTTTTTTTAGCTTCTTCCTTTGCCGCTTCTTCACTGCCTATAAATCCACCGTTGTAATTGATAACGGTAATTTCAGGCAAGTAGTTTATAAAATGTTTAATTGCTGAGTTTGCAAGTTCGCCCTCAACTTCCGCCCATGGAATCCCGCTAAAATAATCTGGAATAGGAAAAAACGGCTCTGTCGTCGCTTTTCTAAAATATAAAATTTCAAGTCCGTTGCCTTTGTATGTTCCTGTAAATTTAGGGTATAATTTAGGAATATATTTACTTCGATTTTTCCAATCGTATGAATACCAATAACCATCAACCGCATAGTTTTGATTTTCGTTGTAATTGATACCTAATTTATAAATCGGAATATATTCTATTTTTAAAGGTTCGTTTGCTTCGCTCCAAATAACCTGAGCCGATGCTCCACCAAACTTTTTATAATCGTGGCAAATCATTTCAAAATCTTCATCACTAATAATATGTGAAATATCTTGCCCATTCAAATCGATAAGTCCTTCCCCTTGTATATAACTTACAAATGAATTTATAATACTTGAGTTTGTAGGGCTATCATCGTAAGCGTCAATGTATCTTTGAAAGTTTTTATTATTGTCACCATTCAAAATCCACTCACGACCATAGGCTGGTTGTATATTTATCGGTTGGTGTTTCGAGAATTGAAATTCTGAACCAAACGTAAAAGTTTTAGATGTATCTTGAGTTTGTTTGTTGTTTGTATTCATAGTTTTGTATATCTGTTCCCGATTTAAGAATTATTAATTTTCCTAAATAGATTATTTTTTCATCATTCAAAATTGTAACCTCATACTTTTGATTTTCAGCAAAAGTTTCAGGTTGTTCCGTAATGGTTATTTCTAATTTTTGCCCAACTTCAAAAGTAATTTCAGGCGTTATAATTTCGTCTGTAAATTCGTTGCGTAAAGTTAGTGAAATATTGTCAATTTCAAGCGGGTATTCTCGAGGAATTACACTAAAAATTAAAGGGTCATTTAAAAAAAGTACTTTCATTTTTTAAAATTTATAAAAAAAGCCGTGACAATTAGTCACGACTTTTTAATTAACTAACTCAAATACTAATAAGACATTAAAGCGGTTGCATAGCTTGTTAAAGCATCGCCACTTAATACATATCCTTTTGAAAAATCAGGCTCCATGGTTTGAATATTTACTGTATATCCAACTAAATCACCAATAGTTGCACCAGTATCGCCATCAGCAGTCGTTACAACCGCACCATTTTGAGAACCGATAACTACGATTTTACCATTTTTCAATTCTAAGAAAGCGACAAATTCGCCTTTCATAATTTCCTCTACCATTTTAGTGGTTTCAACCTCTCCATTCTCAGGAATATTGAAAATACAAGAAATATTACCCGTTACGCCTGTACTTCTGTTATCACCGCCTGAGATACCATTTTCTAAAAATTTAGTAGTAGTATTTTTCAACTCTAAACGCGCAATACTTCCAGCATCATAGATAGATGGTAAAGTTGTTACACCAGTTGAACCTTTTACAACAAGGTTTAAAGCATCATACGGAGCTATTCCAATAGCCTTAACACCCGCTTGCTTAGACATACAAGCTAATTTTCTACTTTTTGTTAATACAACACAATCTGCCATATATATAATTTTTTAAAAGGGAGTTTTGACGCTCCCTTGTTAATACTATCCTACGTAAAGTACATTGAATTTTTGGTTAGCAACATGCGCCCCAATAGATGCAACAGACTTAATAAACATTTTCTCTTGGTTGTTTGCAATCTTGTCAACTTTTAAAGTGTTAACATCAGCTTGTAAATCAGTTAACCAGAAAATGTGTGATTTTCTTGCACAAATAACAACTTTCTCAGGAGTTGGAACGAACTCGATTTTTAAACCATTGTAGTAAAATTCAGTTGCTGAATCATTTACATTGAAAGGTTTTGAAAAATCAGCAGTCACGTTGTTTGCCATGATGATCATTTGTTTGTGTGACTTCGGAGCGAAGATAACAGGTAATTCTGTTTGTGCTAAAACGTCTGCAGGAATAGCAGCATAGATTTTGTCATACTCAGCTTTAATGTTAGATGAAGTAATAGTTGTTCCAGCTACTTTCACACGACCACCAACGCCAGCCGTAGCCGTTGCATTAGATGAATTGTAAATCATTTTAGTAATAACACCATCAATTTGTGATGCTGTTAAAGCCGCTACTAAAGTTTTTTCCGCAGCTCCAACTGATGTTTGTCCTGTACCAGCTGTTAACGCTGCTACTGCTGTTTGAGTTGCTGAGGTTGCACCATTCCAAAATTCTTTTTCTAATTGTAAAGAAATTTTCTTTGCATAGATACCACCAACTACTACTCTTTCAAATTCGCTTGACATTGAATTCCACGCACCCGCTGGCATATCTCTTTTGAATCTTGAATAACGTAATGTTTCAGGGTCGAACTCATTGTACGTCATTACTTTTGCTGGAGAAACCTCTACATCAAAAGCTGATAAGTCACCGCTTGAAGTTGGTTCACCTGAAATATACGCTTGTAATGTCGCTGTTGCCGATGCTTCTGTGAAAATTGTTTCCGCTTTTACATCGTCTTCAAAAGTTACTAATGCTTTTGCAATTGTTTCATTTTCGAATAATAATTCTTCGATAATAGGTTCAGCTGCTACTCCCTTAATGTTAACTACATTGTAAGTTATTGCCATTTTTTTTTGTTTTATTTGTTAATTTCTTTTTTAAATCTGTACTGCTCTAAAGGCGTCATGTCTTTAAAGTCTTTTTTAAATTCTACTTTTGGAGTAGTTTGAATTGCTTCGGCTTTTGGAGTTTGTTTTTTCATTGTTTCCAAATCCGTTTCCGCTTTTACTTTCTCGGCTTCCATGTCCGCTAACTTAGTTTTAAGTTCCGCTACTTCAGCTTTTAAATCTTCGTTTTCAGTTTTCAAAGCTTCTGAATCTTCCGCTTTTGGTTCTTCTGCTGGTGGCGTTTCTTCCTCCATTTCTTCAACAGTTTTTTCTTCTGCTGGCATTTCTTCATTTGGCTCTTCTACCTCAACTTCAATTTCGCTTGCAAAAACGTTTTTGATAGCATCGATAACAAGTTCCAATTTTGTTGGTTTACTCATATTAATTTCTGTTTTAAAATTACTCTCTTTTAATTGGGTGTCTAAACGTGCTTCGATTGAAAGTCCGTCTAAATTTCCATTTTTGCACTCGTTCCATACCTCATCGTTTTCAACTTTAAAAGCCATAACTAAACTACCATTTTCCGCTTGCATACCCATAGCATTGCTTTTGTCGTTTGTTGAATCTTTTACAATCCAACTTTCAAAAGGGAAAACGCCTGTTGTGTCTTTTTCGTTGTGGTTAATATTTACAGCTTTATTGGATGCGGTTCTAAAATAATGTTGTTGAAAACGCTCTATACTTTCAGTTGTGAAATATCCCATTGCTGGCTCTCCGTTGATATCTTTACGGAAAATCATTTTGTTTGGAATCATAGCCACGCAATAGATTTCACGCTTATCTTCATTAGCGAAGTACATCGGTTTGTCTTGTTCTTCTTTTGCAAAAGCCATCAACTTAGTTTCAACTGCAGCATCTTTCACTACGCTAACTTTTAAGAAATCGTTTTTACTTTCGTCAAATATAAATTCGTATACTTTCATAATTTCGCATAAAAAAAGGCACTCACTAAGTTAATAGCGAGTACCTTTGTTGTAAATCAAACTTAAAACATGGGTGCTGTACATCTTCATACAGTTAAATTTTCATCAAATATAATCATTATTTTTATTAATTCCAAATAAAAACTAAAAAGAATTACTTGCAATTCTATTTCTATCTAATGTTTGCGAGTTTGTAACTTCCGTACTTACTACATATGCTTGAATTGGTGGCGTTCCTTGTTGCGCCGTTGCTACGCTTGTTGCTATCTGATTTTCACTACTGCTTTGAAATCCTACTTGCGGCGCACTTCCACCGCTTGGCATAGCTGCTGTTTGTGAACCTCCACCTCCTGCACTACCACCACCTACTGCTGATAATGCTTTTGCAGTTGCTGCAATTGAACTCGCTACACCTATACCAGTAGTGATGTTATTTAAAGCGATTACAGGTGCTGCACTTGCCCCACTTGACGCAATCGCTTGCGGTGTTGCTAATGCTCCAATATTTGCACGATTATTATCGATAATCATTTTACCAATACCAACCGCATTTTCAGCTATAATAGCCGCTTTTTGTACGGCTTTACTTTTACCAAAAACAGACGCAAGTAATTGTATACCCTTTTCGGCAATATTTATTTTTGCGTCTTCAATTTGTTTTTTCTGCTCTAATAAGGCATTGTCTATTTCTAATTGCTTGTCTGCATTTTTTTTATCTGTTTCAGCTTTTTTTTCTGCGGCTTCTTTATCTTTCTCGGCTTGCTCTTCCGCTCTTTTATTTTTTAAATCTTGCTCTAGTAATTTATACTTTTCTTCATTTAAAATTAAAAGATTAGAAACATCAGCCCCTTTTTTTCTTAGCAATTCAATAGATTCTAAATCCCTTTCTTTTTGGCGTGCAAGTTTTTGCTCCTCTGACTTATCTTGAATATCTTGAATTGTTTTTGTATAATTCGTTTCAGCGTCTAAAAGCGATTTCTTTAAATCTTCTAAACGTTTCTTTTCATCTTCATCGGCTTTTTTTCTTTGCTCAGCTCTTTTCTTTTGCGCTTCTTGTTGCTTTTCTAGAATAGCCTTTTCTTTGTCCGTTTCTTCTTGTACAATTTCAACTCTATGATTCAATGCCATTTGTTTACGCTCTTTTAAAGATGCATTGTAGACAGCATTTTGGTCTTTATACAATTCAGTAGCTTTCTTTGCTGTTTCCTTTTGTGCGTCCGTTGCGTCTTCAAGACCTGCAATTCTTTGAGCTTCTAAATATATAGAATATGCCTTAACAGCGTTCAAACGTTTCTCAGCAACTTCTTGATTAATTAACTCCTCTTTTAATTTACGAACTTCAACTGAACTTTTCCCCTGAGCCTTTGCCATTTCAACAGCATAATCATTTGCCATTTCCATTTGCTCATTGGACTTTTCCGTAGCCTTAGCCATGTCGTCAATTTCCTTTGATAGCTTTTTGTTAGCTTGCTCCGCTTTTGCAGCCGAACCATCGAAGTCACCAAACGCACCCGTTAAATATCCAATACCAGCCACTAAACCCCCAATCCCTACAATAAGTAAAGTTATCGGAGCTGTTAATATAGCTAAAGACGCATTGAATAGATTAGTAGCTATTGTTGCCCCTGTTGTCGCAATAGTTTGAATTGTTGTAGCTCCTGTTAGCACACCTGTTGCAACCGCACCGCCCTCAGTAACCGCTATATTTTTAGCCTTTGACGCTGTATTAATTTCGGTAGTTGCGGTATCGGTAACTTTTGCAGTAGATAACGCTGTAAACGTGCTTACTACTTGTGCTTTCAACTTTGCGAAGTCGTCACCCATTTCAGTTATACGCCCAATTGAATCACTGAAAGCCATTGCAGCCTGCACTTTTAAAAGTGCCTTTTCAGTATCTTCACTTTCGGCACCAAACAAAGCCATACCGGATGTTATTCCGCTTGCCGCTACTGCTGCTGTATTTACAGCGGTTGCCATACTTTGAAATTTTCTGTCAGGATTGAACCCATCTACCAAATCATTAGCGAATCCCATTTGGTCTTTTAACTCCGCTACTTTTTTAGCAGCGTTGACCGCTTCTTTTGAAGTATCTCCATAAGTCTGCGACATTTTTAGCAAGTCCTGAGTAGCTTCTCGGATTTGCGTTTTCATCGACTTATACGCTTGCTCTTCTTTTTTATTGACTTCTATACCTTGCTTCTTTTCAGCATTTACAGCTTCATAACTTGAATTTAAGCTATCAACATCTTTAGCCGCTTTTTGTGCGTTGGTTTGGTAATTTAGAATTATATTTTGTTCAATGTCTCTTTCTTCTGCCATAATATTATTTATTTAAAAATTTTGCTTTTGTTTTTCCGTTTACAATATTAATTTCCGCTTCGATAATTTCGTACTTTGTTTCAGAAATTACCACATCATTTTGAAGTCTAAAACCTAAAGGCGTGAACCCTATATTTTCGTTTAGATAAATTTCATTTGGTGGTAACTCCAAACTTATAGCGTGTTCCAACGTATTGGGATTTAATAACAATTCCGTTTGTTGTCTGTAATAGTTGTAGTACAAAGACAAAGGATAAGAAGTGTTATTGCTTACCAATATCGAGAACCCAAACGAATATCCATTATTTAAATTGAAAGGAGTTGACTTTTGATATTGTCCTAAAATGCTATTCACTAAAACGCCTGAGCTGTTAATATTTTGACATCCTAAATTGTCAATCCCTGTTGGATTTCCTTTATAGAAAATAGTCAATTCATCTTCATTTGGAGTGTAGCGAAATAGTCCGCTTTCAAATGTTGGTGCATCGCTTGTAAAACCGTAGCACGTTTGTATCGTACTTCCATTAATTGTTACAGGCGGAATAATTGAAAAACCACTTTCTATAATGTATTCCTTTGCTTGTGGTGGCTTAACTGTTGGATAAGTAATTTGTCCGTACTCTAAAGCGAATTGATTTTTAAAATCTACATTGCTCTTATACTTACTTTCTTTGTGTTTGAAATTGTAATAGGTAAAATCTTCTAAAACTTTTTTGTCAACTTTTGACAGGTCCGCAAATCTTGTATAGTCAGTTTCACGCTTGCCATAAACAGCAACTTCATTTTCAATATCTTCAATAGTTAAGAAGTCTAAATTTTCATTATTTAGCGAACTATCAAATATTGATATATTGAAAGTCTTAATTATCGAAGTTATAAAATCCATTACTTTAGTATCTGGAATACATTTAAGTAAGTCTATTTTATTAAAATTCGTAAAAGCAATATTGTTATTGTTGATACTTCTAACGATATGATTAGTACCAGTTAAATTTACAAATCTAATTTCAAAACTTGACCAACTTACATTTTTATCACATTCTAAATTTATATAAAATTCAGATTGATTAGAAGCAAACATTGTACCAGGTAAAGCGAAACTATTAAGCTCCGAACCTTGCGTTAATGTAAATTCACACGTGTAAAAATACGCCCCAGTTGCTTTGCTTATTAAGTGCAATTTACAAGGGATGTCGTTTTCGTTTCCTGTTATAAAAGTATTGTTAAAAATGAATTGACAAACGTTGTTTATTGTTGCAGTTCGTGTTATTAAAATGGAACTATCCGCTAAATTCGCAACCGCTGTTATTGGATTAGTTCCACTTGTCAAAGTTGTGAACTGATTAAACAACCTTAACCTTTCATTTCTATTTTGCGTAAAGTTAGAACCATTGCACCATAAATACGCTTCAGAAAATTCAATTCTATTTTCTAAAGGCATTGTAATTTGTAAAGCATATTTATTTTTAATCAATCCAAATAAAGACTTCATAGAAACAGCTGGTCTGACTTCGCCCGAGTTTATAACCTTTGTACTTGTTGCTGAATTTCCTGACTTGTAATGGATGTTATCTTCTGTATTCGTTTCTTCATTGTAGCTCCAAACTCTATTATTTGAAATTAGTGGCGTATAGTAGTCAACTCCTGAAACTGTTTGCTTATTTTTAATTGAATTGAACATCTTTGCTGGTGTCCAATTGATATTTATAGTGTCAAGGTCGCTTAACTTATCATCTCCTATTCTATCTTTTAAAGATAAAATATTGGAATTAAAAGAAACGTTAAAACTCGATGCCTTTCCGTTCGTGTATTTTACGTTTTCGATTTTTAAAAGTCCTGTATTATTCAAAAAGCTATTCACATAAATTTTACATTTCAAGATATTAGAACCTGACAAACGAATAACCTCCGTTTTACCAAAGAATCCAAACGCTTGCATATTCTTTTCGGTTGCTTCGACTGAAAAGCCATTCGAAAATGGTGCGAAAACCTTGCTTAAATCCTTAGTATCTTTTTTTAAATACTTAATTACTATACTCTCATCCTTTAATAAATCTAATTTCGTATAGTTTTCGCCATCTTTACTGACAAAAATCTCACATCTTAAGTCTGCCATTAGCGTATATTATTTATTTTGCTGTTAGTTTCTTTGAAATTGATAGTAAAATCAATAGCATTTCTGTTATTCAACCTTACTTTTCGCTCGAAGTCGCTGTTTGTTACCGTTACAGGAATTTGTCTATGCGTTTTAAAGTACGCTAAATACTCATCCGTTACACTTAATCCATCAATTGAAGTGTTTAAATCGTCGATTGTTATATAAGTATTATCAATAGTTATGCCCTCAGTAGTGGTTATGTTTAAATCGCCTTTAAATTCGATTAAGTAAACTTTTGGTGATAAAAATATCTCTTCTACTTGCGCTACCATATCAGGGCGCAATAGTCCTGTATTAATAGCGTAACTTTGAGTAACACTACTTATTGTTCTTATTTCAGAGTGCATGAATGAATTATCTACATACGATGGATTTCTGAAACTTCGATTGCTTGTTTCGCTTTCAATTTTAGAAGTTACCGATACTTTTCCATGTGGCGTAAACATTTCAAATAGTCCTACCTTATTCAAATAAACTATTAAATAGTTTTCTTGTGAACATCTTAAATATCCTGTTGGTGGTGTTACATCAGTTACCGATATTAAATTTGCACTTGTAGCGGTTTCTAAAGACTTTGTTAAATCGAAATTTTGAGCTATGTAGTTGTGTATTCTTGGGTTGTAATATTTGTTATACGACCCTGCAAAGCCTAAAGAACCGCCTGTGTTAATATTAATAGGATTAAAAAGATTTTGTTCGTAATTCCATTTATAACCCAACGTTGCAAAGTTGGTATTGAAATTATAACGAGTTGTTCCACTTGCTGTTGTTACATCTGCTACAATTTGCCAAAAGCAACCCTGACCTGTTATAGTCGGGTTTGCTAATTCATTATAAACAAAATTTGGCTGGCTTGTATTTGATGCGTTTGGTGGTGCCACTAAAAAAGAACGTATATAGTCGCTAATTTCAAAATGTACATAGTCATCATCCGCACTTACTCTATTCTTAAATAAAGTTACGTTTGGAATAGTTAACGTTTGGTTAAGCGAACCATTCCAAACATACAGATATACATACGCTGATAATATACCAGCATATTCTAAATTTATATTTATAGGTGAATTGCAAAAAGTAATTTGCTGAGGTGTTGAAATTGCTGTTGGTGTCATTTCTTAAAAGGTTTCAATAACGAATCGTTAATATTTTTAATTATAATTTTTGTTGCTTTTGGTATGTTGTTATTAACAGCAATTAGCAAAGCATTTTTTTCGCCTGAATTTTTACCAGCTGGGTAATTAAAAGCGCCGTAATACATTTGTGTCATTACCAATCTTGTATCACCCTCAACTCTAAAATTCTGTTCATCTTGCAAACGCCCTGTGTCACGTCTTGAATTTGGAACCGACTCTTCTAAAATTTCATCACCTAAAATAAGTAATTGCTTTTTAATAATTCTGTCGGATTGAATCTGTTCTTTACTCCTTCTCTTTGTCGCCATCTTTTTTTTTCTTTACCGATGCAATCAATCTTTTTATATTTGAGCTACTACTACGACTTGCCGAAGCTATCGCACTTCTTTGACTTCTGCGCCCCGTTTTACTTCTGCTAACCTCAACGGTCTTACCACCAAATTCAGTCAATTCAATTTTATAAGGTATTCCATTTGGCATATAACTTTTTGCAAGTTCTTCGAGTTGTGAATTATCACCATACACACCGTAAAAGATTTGTCTAAAAGTAACCACACCACGAACATACGTAAAAGCAATAGAACGCTTTAATGTTCCTTGGTCAACCCGGGCGGTGCTTTTGGCTTTCTGCACGATGTTTGACGCAATTGCTCTTATTTCTTGTTCTTCTAACATTAAAAAATATAGATTTTATCTTTTGTTATTTCAATATCATAATGAGTTGTTTCAACTTCCCCACAATTAACATAATAAATAACTCCAGAAGGTCTTATTATAATTCCTGTTATAATTCTTTTCTTTTGGTCTTCATCTGTTATTAAATACACAAAATCACCAATACTATGTTTTGTTTTTATTTCCATAATTAACACGAACTCCCCTCGTTTGGAATTGCTAAGTCAATATCTAACTGCACACCATCTAAATTAGACAAACCAAACTCTTTTAAAATCTTATTTGTTCCTTGCTGTACTATTTCAATATCGTAATCATTATTTTGTCTTACAAGGTAGTTAACAACCTTATTCAATATCGAGTGCGTTTCATTCAGGTTGTCAACATAGTTTGTATTGCTTAATAATTTAGAATCAATCTTAATAGGTTTAATGTCCCTTTGCTGTAATATTGTAATTCTAAACGAAAATACAATTGCTTGGTCTTGCGTTTCCGTTTCTCTTAAATCCAAATTAACAAGCGGATATATATTTTCTTTGTTGGAATCAATATCCATAGTATTAACCATAGAAATAGTATTAACAAGGTCGTTTGATTGAAACAACCCTATTAAAAAATCATAAATTTTACTAACTTCATTCATAACTACTTCGTATTTTCAACTATTCTTTTTCTCAATAAATATTCCCCAATAAAAAGAAAATCTTCTGTTTTCCAATTTAAAACTTCTTCTCTCTTTGTAAAATCCCCTTTACAGATTAAATAGATTATTTCTAAATAAGCACCATAATATTCTGCGAATTCTTCACGGTCAAGTGTTCCCTGAGTTATATCCCCAGTATTCGCTTGTATGGGCGGGTTGTAAATATATTCGTACTGCTCCCGTATTTCACTTGACCTTTTATAAAAAGTTGTAACGCATGTTCAGCATCTGCAACTGATAATTTATTAATATCAAACTTTTGCCAAAAATAATAAGGCTTTAAGATATATGATAACAACTCAGGAATATCCCCATCGGTAGCCCTTGTATCTGCATTTATCCATTCCCTAGCGGGTCTAAAAGATAAGTCTATGTTGTATTTAAACTTTGCCTTTTCTTTCGAGTGTAAAGCATTTGCAAATAGTTCAACATAAGCAGCTTTACCTTCTGTAACATTTGGGTAAAAGTGTTCTATTACCTTATCCGCTACAAATTCTAAATTATCTTCTTGCCCCTCGATTTCTTTGTGAAATTTTAGGAACTGCAAATAGTTTATATCATTCTTACTTTTGATACTCATAAATAGCTTTTAATTTTGAAGCATCGAACGGCTCGGATTCCCCAAACAATTCAACAAATACTTCTTTATTATTCAATTCTTTTTTATCAAGTGGTCTAAATTCATTTCTAAGAAACGGATGCACCATTTTTAAAAAGTCCTTTGTGTGAACTTTTCCCAATTCTTTTAATTCAATTTTTTTCTTTGCCATATCTTATGCGCTTACTGATTGATTTTTGCTTAACACCATAGACACAGCATATCTAAAAGCGTCTATTGCGTGGTTATTATCGTCTATTGGTTCATCCTGTCTTTTGTCACTCCAGCGATAATTGTCTAATTCCCTCTGTAAATTTACGGAATTTTTATCAATTATCAAATCATAATTCAATATAGTATTGATTGAATCGACAATCTTAGGCTTTTTAACCTCTCTAATGTATAAACCTTTATTTTTTAATTCTTTGATAAACATCGGAACAGCGGAGTCACACCAAATTCTGTTATAGCCTACTTCATCTTTTATGCCCTCGTAAATAGTGTCGTTTGTTTGATGCGTTTTATAAAAAATTTCTTTAAGGTAAATTGTCTTTTCTTTTTTATCTACATGAACTTTTACGACTGCGGTTGGGTGTGTGTAACCCTGATCCATTCCATAAATCGGAGGTGCTGGTAAATCTTCTGGAAATTCTCCAACGTTATAAGAAAATATAACACCCTCAGCAACATCCCGAAAAGAACCTAAAACAACATTCTTAAATTCGATTGCGTCACGTTTTACTTTTGTAGGTAAATCGTTTCTTAATTTTACATCAATAGTTAAATAATTTTCGTACACTTCTTTTAACCTTTCATATTCTAACCAGTTATGTGGTGCCATATTTTCCTGACCGTTGTCTATGTAGTTGGTATGTATATATAGGATATTATCAATAACGCCGTTAAAACCCTCGGGAACGCTCTCGTAAAATGTTTTATATAACCAATGCGTTTTAGTTGGTGGATTAAAAGAAATTATAGACAAACACTGCACATCAGTTGCACGCATAGAGCGTTTAATTTTCACCCATTCATCATAAGATGTCAACTCTTCTCCTTCATCGGTTATAAAAATAGAATAATCTTCTAATGATTTCAATTTAGCCGTTTGAGTTCCTACGCTGGTCTTTTGTCCTGTAATGGTTATTTTGCCGTTGCTTAATTTGTGAGTGTAGTTGTTATTTGCAAATTCGTATTCGTGTGATACTCCCAACATTTCTAATCTATTATCGAGTGCTGAGGTTATAGAGTTGTCAGTACTTGACATAGTTTGTCGCGTGTATAAAATTCTATGATTATAATCGGAGCTTGCAACTCCTACAAATGTTGATAAAGCAAATGATTTGCCACTATCACGACCTCCAGAAATTAAAATAGTATCAACTTTTGATAAATCGAAAAGGGCATGATTTTCATCTACGCCCTTTGCTTTCAATATTTGAAATAATGGATTATATTTTTTACTAAATTTTATCAATGAACTCTATTTTTGGTCGTTCAGTAACTTGTATTTCTCCTACATAGTCAATTGATTTTAGAGTAGGTAAACAGAATTTCGCCATTTCAATAGTATATTTTACTCTTTCAGTTGGTTTCAACTCTTCAAAATCCGCTTGTAGTTGTTCTAAGTTGCCTTCTACTAACATTTGAAATTTCTCTCTAATGTCTTTCATGTCTTTGTTTGGTACTCCTTTTGGTCTACCTCCTGCCTTTGCATTGTTTATCGGTGCTGCCATAATAACTGATTTTTAAATATTGTTTTTCAGTTGGTAAATATTACAAATGTACTAATTTATTTCAATCCGTAATAGATATAATCTAATTTTTTAATAATTTCTTTTAATCGTGTTGGATTTTCTTTTGATACGTAAAGTTTACGCTTTTCAATTTCGAGTTCTTGAAATGTTGGCTTTTTAGGTTTCATCGGTTTAATGGTTTAATGGTTTGCTGTGGGGGTTTATATATATATATATATATATATATATATATATAACCTCCCCTACTTAGTTTTTTAAATGATTAAACCCCAGTAAAATAAGGGATTTTTGATGGTTTAATAATTATTTTCTATTTTTAAACCATCAACTAAGATTTATTAAAAAAGTCAATGTTTATAGGGGTTCGTCATGGTTTAATAATTATTTTACATTATTAAACCATCGGAAAAATCTTGCAAAAAATAACCACCTTTTGGCACGTCTTGATTTATCCAATTCATTTCTTTTGCATATGTTAAAAATTGCTTAATTGCATTATCACCCATATCGGTTGTATTTTCTCTTACCTTTTCAATTAATACGCTATACCCTAAATTTTGGCTCTTTTTAAGCCCTTTGTAGCACTCTAATAGTACATTGTATCTTTCTGTATTGCTTAAAGTTTTTCGTGCCTTACGTCCAGCCTTTGGAAGTTCATAGCATTGCTCCATAATTTCAGGCATACCTTCATTAATTCTAAATGAAAAATTGTCAGGTTTTGCGTTACGTGTTTGTAATGCTTCGACTATTTTAATACTATCATCTTCTTTACTTGAAGAAATTTGCAATACAGTTTCTGACTTATTCATTAAAATAGTACCTAAGTGACCACGCATTTTAGTGCTATCGCTTGGGTTTTGATGCAATACATAACCGATAGCAACATCATTAATAGTCGCCCATTTACGGAGAGTGTCTGACATTTCAGTAGCTAAAATTTCATCGTTAATTGATTTTACTAAGTCAGCAATTCCATCGATAATAACAAGCCCAACACCTTCAGTATTTTGTATTAGATATTCAGTGTATGCTCGACGCATATCGGTGTTAACTGCATCAAATGCATACATTAAAAGATTGTCGATTTTGTAATCTTCTACCATTTTTTTAACTCTTTGAATAGCTAATGCAACGTGATAATCTGATTGCTCCGTGTCTATGTATATAATTTTATCTTTGCCTTTTGGCAAGTACGAAGATAGCATTCCCATTTCGCCTTTTTTAAGCACAGTAGCGTTAATAAGTGCCATTAAAAAAGACTTGCCTACTTTTGCTTTCCCTGTAATTCCAAAAATATTTTTTCTAGTGGATATGATTTTACCACCTACTTGCAATACTGTTTCTGGTTTTGGAATTTGGTCTGTTGGTCTTATTCTGTATTTCTCAACGTTTGAAAAATCAAGCTTTTGTGGTTTATCTACTTTTATTTTTTCAAACATGATTTTTAAATTTTTGTATTGTTAAATTTACATTTGTTTCCAGGTGCGAAGTTACATTTTCTGTGGTCCAAAAATCCCAAATATGAACAAATTCTTTTTCTAAATTTGGAAATTCTTTTAATTTCTCACGTGCTTTTGTTGGTGAAAGTATTGCAAAAAAATCATCTGTAATAACTTTGCATAATTCAGTTTGTTTAATTTGTGCCGTTAAAAATTCAATACGATAATCTATATTTTCGGCTAACAATTCGTTTAATTTTTCAGTTGCTATATTTACGCACTTGTAATGCCTTGTAAATTCTTGCAAGTTATAAGCGTATAATTTAGCAAATAATAAATTATCCTGAATAGTTTTAGTTTGCGTTTGTTCTAAGACTTCTAAAATGCAGTTAAAAGCTTCGATGTCTTTTTCGTTTGGTCTGTTAGATTTTGATATTGTGAATCCCAATCTACTTACGGCTTCTTTTAATTTCATAATATTGGAACTACTTTGTTAATAAAATCTTCTAAACTACGAACTAAAATGTAATCGCCTTTAATATCGTTTACACGTTTTTCGAATATAAATTGCTCTTTGCTTTGCGAACCTGTTGAGGTTTTAACCTCTACTGTTATGTATCTTTTATCAGGACAAAGTATGATTAAGTCAGATGCACCTTTTAAAAGTCCATTTTTTTGTAAATTAGAAAGTATTTGTGTCATTATTTTAAGAGGTAAAGGATACGGAATTTCATTTGGTACTGAAAAAATTATGTGAGTTTTAAAATAATTTTTATTCATAAATAAAATTATATCCTGTTGGTGCTTTGATTCAAGTTCTTTGCGCATAATATTTTTCGAGTTTAGTTTTTATTTTGTTGATAATATAAGCTTTTGTTCTTAAATTTGTACCTTCAAGCTCCGAACCTTGAATGCTTGAATATGGTTCTTTGATAATATTACGCATTGATTGTTCAAATTTTCCGTTTTTTTCTGTACGCTGAAAAGTTCCAAATGTGACTTCATGCCTTATGAATAAATCGAGGATCTGATTAATTAAAATAGTCCATGCAAAATTTTTGTCTTTTTCGATTCGAGTGCAATAATCAACTATTTTTTTACCATTAGGCAAAGGTATTTCATCTACTAAAACAGCAACCTCATCTGTAATTGATTTTTCTTTCTTTGGTTCTTCATAGTCGCAATTCGGGCAAGTAATTTCATTTTTAACATAAATTATTCCGCAATTAGTGCATTGCTTTGTTTGTTCCAGAGCTTCGCGTTTTGGTTTTGGCTTTTCATTTGATGAATAAAAAATACTCTTCCAATCTATTTCATCTGACCATTTACCGTGAGTTTCAATGTTTCCACCTAAATCAATGACTTTAAAATGTGGCTTATAAATTGTTTCGCATTTTCGACCGCCACGCCCCACCATTTGCAACCACAAAGAAAGTGATAGTGTAGCACGATTTATAATAACAGCTTGTATAGTTGGTTCGTCAAATCCAGCGGTCAATACTCCGCAATTTAATAAAATAGCGTCTGGGGTTTCTTTAAACCATTTTAAAATTGGCTTGCGTTCGGATTGCTTTGTATTAACAGAATCCAACATTCGTACATTCTCATAACCAGCATAAACAAAACTTTCAAATGTAGCTAAATTTGTTGATGTTGATGAATTGAAAACTATTGTTTTTTCTCCTTTACAAATAGATTCGTAATTTTTTACAACGTTTGGCTGTTTAAAAAATGCATCAGTTGACTTAGTATCATAGTCACCTGTTTTGCTGTCTATTGAAAATTCCGAACGATTACAGCCGCCTATTTGGTAATTCAAGTCCCTTACTAATCTATCGTTTAGTATCAACTCTGAAATTGATTGCCCTAAAATAATATGTTCGTAAATTTCAGAATATGAAAATTTGCGGGTATATTCGTAAGTTTCGTAGTTGCAACATTCGGTTATTATTTCGTGTTCTTTTTTACAGCGGTGGCAACGTGTGAAATTTATTTTTTTTAAACTTGAAGGAGTTGCTGTGACTGCTAAAATCTTTGCTGTTGTAAAATAGTCAAATACTTCTTTATGTAAATCTAGATGCGCTTCATCGATAATGATAAGTCCAATTTCTTTAACAAACAAAGGATTATTTTTTAATCTATTTTTTAGCGTTTGAATCATTCCTACATAAGCATTAGCATTATGTTTTAATGATTTTTTTGAAGCAATAACGCTTTCACAAGATACACCAATATTACGTAATGTTTCTAATGTTTGATTAATTAATTCTTCGCGATGTGCTAATACTAAAATTTTCTTTTGATATTCTTTTATAAATCGTTTAGCTATAAAAGAAAATACAGCCGTTTTTCCACCTCCTGTCGGCAACTGAAATAAAAGTCGGTCTTTAGTTTTAAATTCCGTAAATATTTCATTAATTGATTTTTGTTGGTCTAAATATGGTTTCATAAAAATAAAAAATCCCATCGGTTTGAAGGTTGCAGCTTCTCCCCGATAGGATAATAATAATTTCTTTAATTGTAAAAAGCCTGCAACGAATTTTACTTTTACAAAAATACAAAAAAAACCGAACTATAAAACATATAGGTCGAAAGTTTTTATTAAAAGTTTTAGATTTTCAATATTTGTGCTAAAAGGGTAAATCGCTTATAGGTTCATTACTTAAATTTTGTGGAGTTTCTACAACAGGTGCTAATACAGGTGCATTGCTTTCTTGCTTTTCAATTTTCCAGCCATTTAAAGAAACATAAAACTTTGAATTATATTCATTCCCTCTAATGTTAATTCCCACTTTTACATCGTCACCAACTTTGTATTTATCTAACACACTACATTTATCTTGTACAAAATCAATAGGAATTTTTTGTTTATATTGTTCGTCTGTTTCCACAACTAATAATCTTTTTTTGAAAGTCCCAGCACTTCCTACAATTTCCTCATTACCTATTACGATAATTTTTCCAATTATTTCACTCATAATTTTAAATATTTATATATGTTAATTTTCTTAATATTTTACTCATTGCTGTATTACTTATGCTATAATGTTTAGCTAATGTAATATTATTCCACCCTAACTCGTGCATTTTTCTAGCTGTTTTAACTTGTTCATTAGTTAATTTTGAATTATGGTGTTTGTCAGCTAAATTAGGATTACATAAATTATTTTTAACTGCGTGTATTTGATTTTCTTGATTAGTACACCACTCTAAATTTTCTACTCTATTATCAGTCTTAATTCCATTAATATGATTTACTTGTGATTTATTTTTAGTATTTTGTATAAAAGCCAAAGCTACTAATCTATGAATACCAGTATTAAATCTTTTTTTATTAATACTCAAGCAAACTCTTAAATAACCTTTTTTGCATTTTTGTTGCTTTAAAACTCTTCCAGTTTGTTTTCCACTTCCTAATCTGTTTTCGCAAAAATGGTCTAAACTTCTAACTATTCCTAAATTTGAAACTTCATAATTTTCAAATCCTTCAATTTTTTTCCAAACTTCCATAAAATTAAAAACCACCAAATCAAAAGGTCGTCGTCTTTATCATTGGTGGAATTTGTATAATATTGTTAATGTAGCGACGACTCTACTAATGCAAATATACAAAATATATTTATTACTTCCATTGTTTATTTGTATTAATTTTGTTAATATACTCTTTTTTAATTTCGATTGCTTCTGCTAATCTTGATTTAATTAATTCAATCATAACCTCGTCACGTTCAACGATAATTTCGTGGTGATATTCTGTACCTTCATGAATAAGATAATTAAAGAAATATGCTTTATTTCTATTTGTGCATAACATTTGCATTTGCATTTGTGCGTAATACTTTTTATCTACTTCATTAGTTGCTACCAATTCAAAAAAAGTTGTTGATTTCGGACATTTAATTTCTAAAACAGCATTGTCAGAAACTAATCCGTCTGGACTTGCTCCAGCGTGTTCATTAAATTTAAAAAAACTACAATTTGTAACATCTAAAAATTCAAGTTCTTTCAACTCTTTGAATTTAGCAAAAGCAAGCGGTTCTAAATTTATTCCTCTTTCCATGTCGAAAGATACAAAATTCTCTTCCATTTCTCCGTAAAGTTCTTCAATTGCTTTTTCGATTGCGTATGTTTTACCAGTTTCACCAAGTCCACGAACTCCTAAAAGTTTTATAATTTCGCTTGCTGAAAATTTACCATAACGTTCTATTTTCCAATTTTCTGAACGTTGCTCGTTATTGCTTTGCATATTCTTTAAATTTTGTTTCCATTTCTGGAGTTAGTTCATATTTAGTTTTTATTTGTTCAATTGTGGCTTTTGCAGTTTTAGCAGCTTCAAAGTTAGCTTCTGTAAAAATAGGTAATTCTTTATTCAATATTGGTTGCAAAGGTTTTATCCTTATACCATCGGTTATTGCTCCAAGCATACGAACATTTCTATCGACAAAAAGCTCGATTTTCATTCCTTTCCAATTCTCAATAACGTGACATTCTTTTCCGATTAGTCCGTTTTTCTTTGCAAATCCAGCAAGTACTTTGTTGTTTGTTGAATTTAGTTTTAAAGGTTTTACAGGTTCTAAAAAGTAGCAAAATATTCCATCCATTTTAGTTCCTGAAACATCAACGCCTTGTTCATACTTTACTTCTTTAATTGTAAATATTAATTTTTTACCTTCTGTTTCAAGTGCATCTAAATCAGCACTTGCTAAGTGAGTTGATTTTCTGAATTTTCTCCAGTCTGTTTTTTGTTCCATGTTTTTAAAGTTTTAAATTTTGTCAAATATACAAAATATATTATTATTTTATACTTTTTTATGTAAAATTTTAAAATAAATTTAACTGTTCTTTACCTTCATAAATATTTAATATGTGTTTATATAAATCAATAGGCACTTTTGAACGCTCGCAATAGTCTTTTTTAATATTATAATCTTCAATATTAATAAGTCCTTTTTTAACTTTATTTAAAAAATTATTATTTGTTGTTATTCTATTATTATTATTTTTAATATTAGTTTTTTTTAATAACATATTTTTATTTGAAAAAATAGTTGTAGGCTTTTTACTGAAATTAATTTTGTCATAACTATCATAATAACATTTATTTAAATATCCTTTTAGATTGTTGTATTTATTTAAATATTTAAAAATCATACTACTACTTCCATTTTCAATACACCATAAATCTGGAGTAAATTTTTTAACTATTTCCGCTGTATAAAAAGCTGTTTTTTGCCCTAATAATCTTCTTTGTTCAAAAACTTTTTTAAACTTATTAGACTTAAAATTTCTTTGCCAATATAAATTATGTTCGTTAAAATTTCTTTTATAAAGCCTTGTAAGACCTATACTAACATCAACCCAAGTTTCGCAAGGTGGACTTGCAAAAATAATATCAGGTTTTGGTAATTTTTCTAATTTAGTTAAACAACTTTTTTTACTTAAATCCATTTTAATAAAGTTATCAGTTACAGCTGATGAACTTGGCAATCCTATTGAATAAACAATATATTCATCTGAATTTAATTGTTGAGTTATAGCGGTTTCAGAATCAAATAAACTCCATATTACTTTTTTCATTTATTTCTTAATATTTTAAAATATAGTTGATTTATACGTTCAGAATTCACGCCTCTTTTATAGTAGAAGTTAATTACTCTTTTAATTCTTTGTAATGGTGTTTGTTTCATTTTATTTGTAATTATCAGTTAATGTAAATCCTTTTAACTCTCCGTATGCTTTGTTTAAAAGATACCAATCGTTATCATTTTTAAATTTAAAATGTGCCGTTCCTTTTTTGAAAAATTTTACTTCAAAGAATCCGAACTTATACCAAGTATTAGCAACTAATGCAAACTTATCACGATTGAATCCATACAGCCCCCCTATTGTACTATAATTAGTAGCTGTAATGTTACATAGTACTTTAGTTAAATCATCAATTTTACGACCTCCAAATGAATCATATCTTATTTCAAGTCTGTTGTATTCAAATTTAGCTATTCCATCAACAATAAACTTTTTGTTAAGCATGTAACCTGAATTAGTTTTCCAACCTTCAACTCCAAACCTGTTTTCGTGGGTGTACTTTGTGAAATTATCAACTGCTTCTTCTAAGGCTCTGTTAAAAGTTTCTTGACGTGTTCCTACAATTATTTCAAACATTTTGTAAATATTACGCATTGTAAATGGGACTTTCTCTTGCGTTTCAACAAACTTGTTAATGTCTTTCATTACTCCAGAAGTAACATATTTTTCCATATTCATTTTACGGAAAATGTGGTTCCACGATTGTTTTTGGATTAACTTTCCAAAAGATTTTTTATCTGTAATTGTTTTATCGTAACCAATACTTAAAGATATACTACTCATTCCAATTTGATTAGTCATTATATTAACAGAATCAATACTTTGACGCATTGCATCAAATAGTTTCATTGTGCCTACATAACGATTAACTAATGCACGAACTTCATTATATTGCATAATTCCATCGCCTTGCATTTCTTCTTCTTCCTCTTCCATAAAAAATCCTTCAAATTCAAAATCAGTTGAAGATATAGGTTTAAATAATCGAATTAATCCAATATCAATACCTGTTTTTCTTTCAGCAGTTGAAAAGCAATCACCAATATTAGTACCACTACCATAATCTCGAATTAAATTACTTAATTGTCTATGTGCGTAATCTTTTTCAATTGTTGCGTAATTACAAAGTGCTACAATTTCGCAACCTTCTGGGGCAATATCCCACGCGTGCATTATGTGTCGGTCTGCATTGCTAAAAGGTGGGTTCATATAGATAGCGTTTATGTGACTTATTTCTTCTGGTTTACACTCAAAAAAATCCCCTCCTATAATGGAACACTTATTTTTTAAAACAGCTCTACAATTATCGTTTATTTCAATTGCTAAAACTTCTTTAGCTCCGTTGTTTTGGCAATATTCAACTATATGCCCAAAACCTGCAGAAGGCTCTAATATAATTTTGTTTTTGCAATCCAATTGCATTAATTCAATTGCTTCTGGTGGTGTAGGGTAAAATTCGTTATGAAACATCATTTCAATAAGTATTTAATTTTTTTATTTTTTATTTCATCTGGTGTATTATTTGCCACTTCAATAGCTTTCAATCTGCTATCTTTTTGGATTTCGTAAGCAGTCGGTATTCTTTTACCTACTGCTACTATTGTTTTACGTTTCGATAATTTTCCCATATTCTTTAAAATCTTCGTATGTCCATTTTGTATAAACTTTATCGTTTAAATAAGTTCTTTTTTTTCTTAAATTAGTAGCAACTTCTAAAATGTGAGGTTTTTTAATTTTTGGCTTTATTTCGTCTGTTTTATTTTTACTAATCGTGACAATGTTTGGTTTTGATAATCTTTTTACTTTAACTCTTGAAGCATTATAATCGTTAATTTCTTTAATTTTTGCTTCTAAAAATTCATTTGATTTTTGAAGTAATGACTTATCTTTATTTTGATAGCATTCTAAAATTAATTTGAAATAAATATCATCTTTGTAACTGTTGTAAGTCCTTAAAATATAAAATACACTGCTCCTATCTTTTTTAATATTTTTAGCTATTTCTACAATACTCATAGTTTCAATGTTTTCTTTTGCATAAATAGCTCTTAAATAAATAAATAATTTATCACGTTTATTTGTTGTTATGTCTATGCCGTAAAATTCTTTAATTTCAAATGGTGTCATCAGAGTTTATTTTAGATTCGTAAATGTGGTAAGTTTCAGTTATTACAATGGTTTTATTGTATTGTATAAATGCTATTAAAACTTGATTAAAGTCGTAAAAGTTTTCATAAAATTTATTTTTCCAAACTTTGTCAATTGGTTTTATATTTGCTTTCTTACAAATAGTATTAAATCTGTCATAGTTAATTCCTAATTTGTCGCATACTTTAGTTGTACTTAATAATTCCATTACTCTAATTCTAAAATTTTCATTACTTCTTCAGGTCTTTTTGCGTACTCTTTTAGTATTAAATCCATTTGATTATAATCTGTTAAAACTCTTTTACTCATTGTTTCAAAAAGATTTTCCATACTTTTAAATATTTCATCTACTTTCTGCGTATCTACATCATCTACCTTTTCAAACTCTTTACGCTCGGCATTGATTAAGATGTTAATACAAGGTCGTAAAACCTCTTTTAAACGCCCTTTGTAGTATTGACTATGCTTGAGTATTTCGTTGCAATGTAAAGCGTACTGATTAGCTAAAATGCTTTTCGCTAATGCTGTATTGAATATTACTTCTAAATATTCTTGTTGTGTCATTTCTTTATTTATCATAATTTCAAACTATTTTTATAGTTCTCAAAAAACTGATCTAACAATATTATTTCATTTGGTGTTAGCTCGTTAAATGATTTTCCGTTAACGAGCCATTTTCCTGCAATCAATTCAATTCGCATATCTCTCTTATTTTTACAAATGGGTTATTTTCTCTAAAAGCCTTAAAACATTCATCGAAGTTGAAAGCGAATATTTCCTTTTCGCAATCTATACAATCGTCATTTTTATGGCGCCAGTAATATATTTTAAATTTTTTCATATCTTATTTTTTTTTCAAATCGTTCAAACCATTGTTTTTCATTAAATTCATCTCCAAAAGATAAGTATTCTTTACAAGAAGTAATTATTCTTAAAACTTCTTCCTCACTATACAATTTCTTATCTTGTTCAGCTTGCCATTTAGCACCTTGTTCAAAACCATCTTTAAAATAACGTTGTTGAATTTCTTCAAATGTTTCTTTATTCTCCATCATTAAATAAATTATCTACATTTTCAATATTTGTTGGTTCTCCTGTTGTTTCCTGCATTAAAAAGATAACGCTTTCAAATCTTAAGTTAGTCCAAGCAACCTCACTTTTCAATTCACATATTAGTTTTTTAGCTGTAAATCTGTAAGGGCAAGTTTTTAGTTTTGTTCTATTTTCCTTACTTAATTTTTTCCAAAGTGTTTTCATGTTATTTGTTGTTAAAAAGCTCGTATAAAAGTGTTATAAAATCTTTATCGTAAGCAGTTAAATCGAGAAGTATCGTGTTTGAAGTTGATACTGTTAAATTATTCCAGCCGAAAGTATTTTTAAGGTTTGAAATAATACTACTATATAAAGTAGGGTATGTTTTTTGGTTCTCTAATAAAATTAATTGATTTTCTTTTGATAATCGTTCCCAAAGTGTTTTCATTATTTTTTAGTTTTAAAGATTAATAAAGATTATAGTTTTTTATATGATTAATAGCTTCATTAAAGCTATAAAAACATTTATTTTCATATTTATTTAATTTTACAAATAAATAATATTCATCATAAAATTTAACTATTTTACATTTTGTGTTTTCAAAAGCTGTAAATTCAAATACTTGGTCCATGTTATTTTTTAGTTTTAAAGGTTAATATTCCGCATACAATTAATGCGCCTGTCATTACAATAAAATTATCGGTACTCATTCCGATAGTTGCAACTGATAAAAAGATAATTGTTTTCATGTTTTAAATATTTTGATAGGGCAAATGTAAAATGAAAAAAGTTATAAAAAAAATTATTTTATATCTTTTTATTTAAAATATTTGTATATATTTGCATAAATAAAATTATAACATATGAACATACTACAAAAATTGATTTCAGAAACAGCAAAGAATAATAACACCTTTGCAAAAATGGTAGGTGTTACGCCTTCAAAATTATCGTTACAGATTAAAAGTAAAAATCCAATGGCGCCAGCTATTACTTACGCTAAACTATTAAAGGTAAAATTAGAGTTTGAAGAAAATGGATGTAAAATTGAATTAGATTATAGTAAAGAGTAACGGTTCTCGGCTTTTCGAAGAAGCCGATTTTGAAAAAAAAATGTTCAATTAACAACTAAATTATAATAAAGATGAAAAGTTTAAAATTAGCACTGAAACGGATTTTTTGCAAAACCGATGTTAGGCGAAGTGTTCTAACTATTTGGTGTTCAGATTTGCAAGAAGGATTAGATTTATGGCAAAAAGTGTATATGCTTGATGGGTGGGATGTTGTCCAACCAATCGAAGTGAGATGGAATTGGAAAAGGTTTGATTACTTATACACTTTTCGGATGTCCAAACATTTCGCATAACGTATGGTGCTATGAGCAGGTTTGCCTTGCAGAAATGTTCAAATTTAGCACAAATGTTATTGGCAAACTTGCTTATAGCACGTGTTATACGCTGGCACGGTAAATTCAGCAGAAACTTTATTTGAAAAACTAAAAGAAAAAATAAAAATGAGCAAAGGAGATTTTACAACATTAGGAGCATCAGCACATTCAAAAGAAGAACGTGAAGAAAACGATTTTTATGCAACAGATCCGAAAGCATTAGAGATATTCCTTGACGAAACAGGAATTGAATTGCGAAACGTATGGGAATGTGCTTGCGGAGAAGGGCATTTAGCAAAAGTATTAGATGCAAGAGGACTGCTTGGAAGATCAAGTGATTTGATAGATAGAGGTTATGGGGTAACAGAAAGTAATTTCTACTACTCTTCTGAAATATGGGAAGGTGATATTTTAACAAATCCACCATACGTAGATGCAATGAAATTTTGCCAACACGCTCTTGATTGTGTAGATGAAGGAAGCAAAGTAGTAATGCTGATGCGTATTCAATTTTTGGAAGGGCAAAGACGTAAACCGTTTTTACTTGCGAACCCTCCAAAGTATGTATATGTAAGTAGTTCAAGATTATTACTTGCAAAAAATGCAGACTTTGTGAAATACAATACACCCTCTGCCAACTGTTATGCTTGGTATGTATGGGAAAAGGGATTTAAAGGCGAAACTACTTTACGTTGGTTTAATTAAAATGTGTGTGGGGAAATTTTAATTTTTTTTTCTCACAAATGTTCAATCGAAGAACGAATGTAGTGCTTGCGTATAACCAGCGGAGCTTTGCGAAGGCGTTTGCGCTTGCGCAAAGGTCTAGTTGGGAGAAGGTCTGAAAGAGCTTCTTCCTTTGGAAAGCTCCACTGGTTGGGAAAAAGTCGGAGACTTTTTCCCAACGTTCTGCATATTAACGATGTGGCATATTTGAACACAAACGACAACAAATAAA